AGCGCCAGCCGTCGCCACCTACGCGCACCATCGCAGCACATCGAACGAATGGTACACACCAGTCGAATATGTGAACGCAGCGCGGGAAGTGATGGCTGGCATCACACTCGACCCGGCAAGCTGCGAATACGCCAACAAGATTGTCCGTGCGGCGATGTTCTATGACATCGACACCAACGGCTTGCTGCAACCGTGGGAAGGCAGCGTCTTCCTGAATCCACCCTACGGATTGGATGACAACGGTGATTCAAATGTCGCCACATGGGTCGCCAAGCTGATAAGCGAATTCAACGGCGGCAAGGTGAAGGAAGCCATCTTGCTGGTGAATGCCACGCCGGAACGCAAATGGTTCCAACCGCTGTGGCAATACCCAGTGTGCTTCACTGACCACCGCATTCAGTTCTACAACGCCAACGGCCAAAGCAATCAACCGACACAGGGCAACGCCTTCGTGTATCTCGGCCCGCACAAGCTGACGTTTGCGGCCATTTTCGCTGAGTTCGGCACAGTCGTTTCGCGGATGGGTGTATGACCGCATTCGACTTCCGGCGGCAACTGGCCGAATCCAACAGCCATGTGCAACGCGTGGTGCGCTGGCTGCAAGCATCGCCAAGCGTGTTCTATGCAGCAGATGTGCAGGATGACCCGGCGTACTTCTATCGCGGTGACATCTTGTATGTGCCGAACAGTGCCGTGCAGCACATTGAGATGAAGATTGAAACCCGCGCCAGCAGCGACACACCGAACTTGGCTATTGAACGCTACTCGGATGAAGCACGTTCCAAGATGGGTGGCCCGTGGAGCACACGGGCGGAATGGTATGCGCACCTATATGCCGACGGATTGATGGTCATGATGCGCCGGGCAACGCTGGTGCAATGGCTGACACCTGCGCTGGCGACCTTTCCGAGCTTCAGCGCACGCAACACCACATGGATGACCACCGGCGTGTTGGTGCCGCGCACGATGGCACGGAACACATTGGCGGATGGTTACCGAGAATTCAGGATCGCGTCATGAAGACAGACAGCAACCAACCGTGGATGAAGAGCTTTATCCCGCTGCCGAGTAATCCGGCAGAACTGACCATTGAGCACCTGCGCACGGCTTTTGTGGGTGATTGGAACGCGCTGAAGGAGGTGAAGAAAGTCGCACGCGAAACGGTTTCAAACGGTTCTAAGAAAAATTAAAGCACATAAGGAGTTTTGAAGAATGACACATGTATGGGTAGCCGCTATGAGCTTATTGCAAGAAATGGAAGGACTGCTGAAGGTCATTTTAGAGGATACAGCCGCCAAAGATTTGAATGCGCGACAAGTGCACGTGTTGGGTGAACTGTACCGCGAGGATGGGCAAAACGCTAAGAACTTGGCGATTGCTGTGGCACTGCCGACAAATGCATCTACGTGGTTTATCGACAACCTGATTATTGCCGGAATGGTCGAGCGAAAGACTAATCCCGACGACCGGCGAGCGGTCATCATCAGCCTGACGAAGCAAGGCGAGGCGCTACGGCTGCCGATTACCAACGCACTGGACGAACTCAGCGATTGGTTTGATGAAGTGGACTGGACGCCACGACTGGCAGTCAATGACCGTGAAACCGCCAACGCCTGAGCGGGTGATTCTACGTCACCCAACTCAGAAGTTGGAAGTGGTTGTGCCACGCGGAAAGCTGGCGCAATTGCTCATCAGCCTAGGTTACGCCGTGGTTGAGCCTGAGCCGCTCGACCACACACCAATATCGACCGATTTAGAAAGGACAGAAGATGAAGACACCTAATCACCCTCAATGGCAATACGCCATCCGCGAAAGCGCCTCCAAGTTTAGCACACCTAGTTGGGGACGCAAAGACATCGACCCTGAAACGTTGACCGAAGAGCACAAGCAAGCAATTGCCGGCAAAGATTTGCATATGGTACTCACCAAGGTCATGGGTGTGCCGGTGGCTGCGCCGACACTCTACCGCAATTCGTACCACGTCGATGGATTTCTCTTCAGCCTCAAAATAGACGTCGACGGCAACGAAGAACGCCAGCCGGTGATGACCAGCACCGCAACCTTAACCGGCGGTCACCGGATTGATAAGTCACGCTCGGCACTGAACTTTACGTTGTACGTCGAGAAGTTGGTGGCGGATCCGGCGTTTGATGGTTGGCCGAAGCGCAAGGCTGTCGTCGCACGCAATTACAAGCTGAGCATCTCGAATCCGCATTTCCTGCGCAGCGAGTTGGTGGAAGTGATTGACGCGCTGGAGTCGGAATATCAAGCGGTGCTGCCACGCTACCAAGCATGGAAGCTGCTGGAAGACAGCACGCCGGAAGAACTGCAAGATTTCGTGCTGCAAACCCTGCGCCAAGCGGCCAAGCGCATGCCAGCGCTGGAAATCCTGCCCACCCGCATCCCATCGGCAGATGAAGCGGACGACGCCACCGCACTGGACGGCATGTTGCCTAAACTGCCGCCCAAACCTTCTACGCCGGATGATGACGAGCCAGAACCTACAGAAGATGAAGCCTTCGATGATGAGGCGTGGGACGAAGACGAAGAAGACATGGACTATGGCGATGGTGAAAACCCATGGGATGAAGACACCCATGAGTATGAGCCAGACGAAGAAGACGAACCGGCAGCCGTTTAATCACCATTCTCGCATCCGGCGGGTGTGTGCCTGCCGGATTAAATATAAAGGACAACAACCATGTTTAAAGCAATCAAGATCGGTAATGAGCGAGTGTTACTAAACAACATAACCAATGTGTCATCAAGAATGAGTGACCAAATACGCACATTGAGCAATGGACAACTAGCCGAAGACCCTTACGTGAATTAGAAGAGGCGAGTAGAGGATTGGTTGTCTTTGTCTACTTTATCAGCGGAAGTGAACTTGATTATGTCAAATTTGTTGGACCTGAAGCCGAAGAATTTCTAAAGCAATTTGACGAACTGACCACCTAACCCACCCATTTATTAGCATATCCGGCGGGTGTGTGCCTGCCGGATTACTGAAAGTAGCCAAGCGATGCGATGGGAACCTATCAACGAAAGTGATTTAGCGATGCGGTCATTGTTGATGCGCATGTATCGCAGCCGGGCAGAGGGTGAAGCCTATTACCACAGCAACCTTGTGAATGGCGAGGCGGCAGCGCTCGAAGCCGATGGCTGGATTGAACAGCATGGCGACGGCTGGCGCATGACCGAGCGCGGTGTCAGCGAATGGGCACTCTTAAACGCGGACAACTTTATGCACAGCGAGTGGAATGCTCGCAACGGACTCTTTGACGAATTACGTGAAATTATTTTAGAGGTGAATGCGATGGGAACACGAGAACTATGCAGCGTGGAAGGATGCGATGAACGCCGGATGATGAGCAAATCCGGCAATAGGCTGACCAAGTGCGAGAAACATCAACACGAATACTGGAACGAAAGACAAGCGGCACGTTCAGAACGATTGAAAGCAGCAGAAGAAGCGGCAGGCATCGTGTCCAATCAACGCGGACGACCACCGAAAGCCAAGCCAGCACGCCGCCAGATGGATGATACGCATGAGTTGTTTTTGGCGACCGTTGCGAAGCTGCCAGATACAAAGAAGCCGATTGTTTACGGTCACAATCCTGAACAACAAACTGAACTAAAGCGCGTGATTGACACCTATGTGGCACCGGAAACCACCAACGAATGGATCCATGCACCGCTGCCGGATAACTATCCCGCGACTGTAGGTAATCCGTGCGATGACTGCGTATATAAGGACGTGGTTGAACTGATGGTCAAGCGTGGCGTGCCGGGTGTGAAGGAAATCATTGAGGGTGTAAAGGCGCTGCGCAAATGACACCATTTGATACTGGCGGCATTGTTACCGCCAACATAAACGGATTTAACTTTCGGTTTGTGCGAGCGCTTGGTCATAAAGGCATATTACTTGATGCGGACCAGATTGATGAACTGAGCAACCCACAATTCATTCTTGCATTGCAGATTGCACAGCATCATCAACGCGTATTCCAAACCTTGAGCAATTTGCTTGAAGCTGCCACAGCACCGCATTTACATCGTGTAGAGGTTGACATTCTCTATCTATGGTCAGACCAGATACCAGTAATGCTTTCTCAGCAAATATGGCCTTTGTCATTTGATGACCGCCACACCCTTGAACTATTCCATATGGAATTGAGCCGCGAAATCAAAAAACGTGAACAGCCAATTCCAAAGCTCAAGATGATTGAAGGTTATGTATACGTACTGAAATCACCAACTGGTGCATACAAAATTGGTAAGACTAAGCACCCAAAAGACAGGCTTAGAACTTTCCATGTCAAGTTGCCGTTTGAAGTTGAATATGCATGCTTGATTCCCACACAAAACATGAATGACTTGGAACACCAGTTACACATCAAATACAAAGACAAGCGTATCAACGGCGAGTGGTTCAACCTTTCTGATGATGACCTTGATGATTTGAAAGGATTGGCGATATGAGCCGAACTATACACGGATTGAGTCACAAAGCGATTGCACCCTTCCGCAAGTGTCCGGCGAGCTTGGCGGTGTACTGGATTTATGTGTCACGCATGAACAATGAAGGCGTGGCGTGGCCGTCGGGTGCATCGCTGGCAAAGACCACTGGCTGGAATAAAGGCGCGTGCTTGGATGGACGCGGGTTTCTGGTCGAGCATGAGGCGCTGGAACTGGTGAAGGGTTACATCCGCCCAGAATGGCGCAAGCTGGACGCCATCACGCTGAAGCGTAAGCTAACTTTAGACCGTAGTGAATACTATCGGCCTACAGGTTACATCATGCTGCCGGACGGCGAGTCTACGGCTAAATTCTGGATGCTGTACAACGGCGGCGATGAAGCCAGTGAGATTGATAGCACGGTTTACGATGGTCAGCCGCGCCGACCATCGGCGGCAGCGGCAGTCGTAGGCAGCGGCAGTCGGCCAAACACGCCTGAACTTGATTCAAGTATTGAACTTGATTCCACTCTTCAACTTGATTCCAATCTTTCTTCTTTGGCCTCAAAACAAAAAAAAGAAATTCTTTCAGGCAATGCAAAAGAGTGGAAGACATCCAAGCAAATGCTTGAAATCCAACTCAACCAGAACACCTTCATGACGTGGATTAAGGATGTGGAATATCTACGTGAAGAAGCCGGAAATGTGTGGGTGTTCCAAGCGCCGACGACATTTGCACGGGATTACCTCCAACACCGGTTGATGCGTGAAATCAAGCGCGTGGTGCGGGATGTGCACGGCAGTCCAGTCGAGTTGGTGTTTGAAAGCGCGGTGTCAGCATGAGAGAACGTATCCGCATGACAGACGACGGCGAAGAGAAATATTGCCACAAGTGCGAAGACTGGCATCCGAACACAGACGAATTCTTCTTTGTGCAACGTGGGAAGCTGCGCTCGCCATGCAAGGCGTGCATCCAAGAGAAGCGATTCACGCTGAAGGTGTGCTGCGTGGAAGGCTGCAATCAACCGCGCAAGATGCTGGCATGCCGACCCGGGTCGCGCTGCCTGACGCATGAACGCCAGTATCGCGCCGATTACAAAGCACGAAAGGCGGTGAAATGATGCCCACACGTCACACTGAGTTTGGTGATGAAAAATGGTGCAACATGTGTGAAGACTGGTGGCCGAAGACGAAAAAATTCTTCTATGAAAAAGAAGGCGCTTTAAGCTCACCATGTAAGGCATGCATTGAAGACAAACGGCGCGATACCAACGCAATCAAGCCATGCTGTGTGCCCGGATGCAATCAGCCGCGATGCCACTGGCGGTTGAGTCGCTGCCGGACACATCAACGCGAGCTTGACCGGAAGAATCACGCAGCGGCCAAGTTGAGAAAGGCTGCCCAGTGATGCGTACACCACAAGAGATTGCGATTGCGTGCATCCAACACGCGATTGAACACGGGCAGACTGTGGAAGGCTTGCTGCGCACATGGCAGTGCGGCTGTGAACCAGATTTGGGCGATGGTTCGGTGTGGATAAACATCGCTGGTGGGCGGTTGTATCCCAATAAAGAAAGCAGCGAGAACATCAAGGTCAAGCCGTATCAAATCGGTGTGACGATTTACCGCAAAGATGGCAACAACGCTTATGGCATTTTTGATGTGCGTGAAATTTGGGAAGAGTTGATTAATCCCAAGCCGAAGCAATTGAGTCTGTTCGAGGTGATGTCATGAAAACTGACCCGTGGGCGAAAGCGCGTGAAATGTGCGAACGATACGGCTATGACATCCGCGAGATTGAAGCCGGACTGGAACGTTTCCGCGCAGTGAATGCACCAGCCAAAGCACGCGCACTGGCGGCAATGGTCAGCATCAGCACGACGACGACCGCACAACCGGCCAAGCTGGCGCACTTCAATGACGTGAAGAAGTTTTGGAGCGCGGACAATCAACGCTGGACGAAGAGTGGGTATGTGTACATCGGACGCCGGATGGTGAACCGACACTTCAACCTGCCACAGTCGCCATTTGGCAACCCGTTCAAGATTGAAGAAGACACCGACGAACTGCGCGAGGATGCGATTGAGATGTACGCCGAGTGGATTACGGGTCAACCACAACTCTTGGCGCAACTGGAGAACCTGCGCGGCATGACATTGGTGTGCTGGTGCCATCCGCGCAGATGCCACGGTGAAGTCCTGATTCAACTATTACGTGAAAGGACGGCGACGAATGCCACGCCGGAATTACAAGGGCAAACGGAGATTGCAGAAGTCCAAAAGAGCGCGGCAGCATCGGAAGGAAGCGATTTGGGCGGGGCTGCCAGCATGGGTGGGACATCCGAGCCACATCAGTTGGCGACCGACACGCAACGCCAACCGAGTCTACAAATTTAAGCGGTTTAGACGACCGCGCGGAAAGGATTATTGAGATGGCAAGTGCAGAAGTGAACGACAAATGCATCCGGCTATATGCCAAGATTGCGGCCTACATGTGCCAGATGGGACACGCGCCGACAGTGCGCGACATGGGCAAGATGATGGGCATCACCAGCACGTCGATGATGGCCTACTACGTCAAAACGCTGGTGAAGTGGGGATGGATTACCAAGGCTGAAGGCAAAGGCCGGACGATTGTGCTGACACGTCCGACAGAAGCCGGACGGACGTTGGCGGACATTGCGCCGTACTTCGCAGACGTGGAAGTGTCCGCGCCAAAGTTGGAAGCACGGACGATGCGGACGCCTATCCGGCATATTGAACGGCGAATCGAGCAGCCGCCATTGCATCGGCGGGAAGTGCTGCGTGCGCAAATTGAACCGTATAAAGGCGGTGGATAAACATGGATTATCAAGAGTTTAGAAGTCAGTACGAGCTTCAGCATCCGTCATCGGTGCCGGTGCTGCGCTACGAACTGAGCGTGTTTCCAAGTTGGGTGCGATGGGCAGTCATGGCGATGTTTGCATCAGCGGCCATCATCAGCGGTGTGCATACTGTGCCGACGGTGTACGCGACCATCGAAGCCAGCAAGGTTGCGCCGTGGGTGCATCAGGCGGCAGCGCTGGCATCATTCGTGGCGGTGGAACTGGCGATTCTGCTGAGCGCATATCTGCTGAAGCACAACCCGTGGTTGGGCTGGCTGCTGCTGATTATCACATCAGTGGTGGCAAGTATCGCCAATCTGCAAAGCTCGCTGTCCGCAATGAATGGCAAGGACGACTGGACACGGGTGGTGGCGGTGACTGTGGGCATCGCTGCGCCGCTGATTGTGCTGGCATCCGGCAAGCTGCTAGTGAATATCTTCGCTGGCGAGCGAACCGTCAACAGCCGGGCAGATGAACGCTACCGTGATGAGTGCCGCAAGTTTGACGCCGAGGTGCTGACGGCCTTTGAAAAATTCAGCAAAAGTAAGAAGGCGTCCGTGGCGCTGCCCGTAGTGTCCGCAAGTGTCCAACCACAACTGCCGTCCGCGTCCGCCCAACTGTCCGTTGCGGACACGCGGACACACGGACACGGACAAGGTTACGGACGAACCACGGACGCACGTGAACAGGTGCGGACATACCTGCGCGAGAATCCGGCAGCCATCGCCATGAGTTCGCGCCAGTTGGCTGATGCGTTGGGTGTGGGCAAGACGATTGTGGCGGAAGAGTTGAAGGCCGTGCGGCAGGCGCAATCTGTGCAGCCGGTGATTGAACAGGCGGAAGAAGTCATTAAGGCGGTGGGTGATGAAGCTCACGGGTGATAACCGCAAGTACACCATAACGTTCGATGACATCGCGGAAGGACGCGTCCGGCTGTTTGTGGATGGCAAACTCGAAAACGAGGCGCACTTCGACACTTACGGACAAGCCTTGCGGATGCTGGATGAACTGCGGGACGAAGGGTGGCTGACGATGTCACCCAACGTCGAGGCGATTGAGAATCTATTACGGACGGCTGAACTGTACGAATTTAAAGCGAAAGGAATGGATTAGATGAGCAACATAACTAAACTATATGCGGACGATTTACCGTATTGGAAAACTGGTCAATCATCACCTGATGTGTGGTTTGACAATGCCAAAGAAGAAATCAAACGCGCCAAGGGCAAAGTTATAACAGAAGCGTTCATGTCTACGGATGGCAAACAGGCGTACATGCTGTCATTCAGTTTTGGGCAGGATACTTACACTATCCACTGGCCTGTTTTGAATTGCAAAGTTGACACAGCTATCAATAAACGTGCTGCAAAAATTCAGGCGGCCACAATGCTATATCACGATGTGAAATCGCGCTGCGTGTCTGCAAGAGTGATGGGCATCCGTTCAGCATTCATGGGTTATCTACAACTCGCCAATGGACAAACTGCCAGCCAAGTCAGCAATGATGAATATCTGATGTTGGTGCCGCCGGTGCTGATGCTTAATAGCAGTCAGTTGGTTAAGTAGTTCTCACCATGAGCAAACTCAATCCATTTTCAAAAGGCTTTGACCAAAAACACTTTGATGCTTTCTTCGGAAAGCGTAGTTAGAAAGGAATCACGATGGACTACACACACGAAATCAACCGGATTGAACGCGGCAAGACCAAGGGCAGCGGATCACCAATGTGGCGCTGCAAAACCGTAGATGGTCAATCGGTCAATGTGTTCCAGCACAGCAACCCGGCACGCGACACTTACAATCTGATGTTCAACGCAGGCTATGCGGACATCATGATTATGGAAGAAGGCGAGGTGCGCAACTGGACGCAGCATCCGATTAAAGTGGTGCTGGTGAAAGATGGTGAGTGGTGGAAGTTGGATGATGTCGAACCACGCGCTGCCGGTGCCGAGCCGGACGCGGGCGTCATGCCGGATGTGGCGGCCTACCGTGACAGGGCGCAGCGCCATGCCAAGATGCTGGTGGACAAACGCTGGCAGGTGAGCTTCTTCGACACTGAATCGACCGGCTTGCAAGATGATGACGAGATGGTCAGCGCGGCAGTCATCACCGCCAAGGGATTGGTGCTGTACAACGAACTGCTGCTGCCACAACATCCCGAAAAGTTATGGCGACCGGGCAAGAATATGCAGTGCGCAGCGGAAGTCAATGGCATCACGCCGGAACAATTGACTAATTGCGCAATGGTAGAAGATGCACTGGTAAGTCTTGCGATGATTCTAACAGGGCGTGTGTGGGTGGCCTATAACGCGAGCTTTGATGTGGGACTGCTGGAACGCGAGTGCCTGCGCTATAAGCATCCACTGATTTACAGCCTTGGCATACACGACGCCATGAAGCTGGTCAGTGAATATGTTGGCGAGTGGAATCCGACACGCAACCAATTCCAGTATTTTTCATTGGGTGCCGCAGCCAGTATGCTGGATGTAGAAGTCGAGATGGCACACTCGGCCTGCGCGGATGCCAAGACCACGCTGGAGCTATTACGGGCGATTGCAAACGGTGCACCGGTGAAAAGTAGCGGCGATATTCCATTCTAATCGCGTTATAATAAGCAGTAACTAACTATGAGGTGAAGCATGTCTGACAAGCCAGTTGTTACACAAGGTGATGCGCGATTTGAGAAGCGCACCATCCACACGCGGGTTGTGGACCGGCAAGGTGAAGCGCATGATGTGGCGTCAGAAGTCGATGTCTTAGTCATCCCGCTTCAGGGCGAATTGAAGAACGGCGACGAATTCAGTGTTACTTATACGCTGCCGCTGGAAGACAACATCAAACCCAAGCCGGACGCGCAATCCTAAACGACTGCAAGTCAACTGAAAAGCAAACGCCTCGCCTGACACGCGGGGCGTTTTTATTGGACGCCGATTTTGTGGCGCGTGTATACTGAAATTAAGACCAAATGTGCTATGAGGCTCCCATGAAAGATGCATTCAAGTACGCGACCAACCAAGCACTGGGCATGCAATTCGAGGTGTTTACCTACAGCATACCGGGTGTGCGCTATGTGTGGGAAGTGCATCCAGTCATCACGTGGCTGATGTCCGTGCTGCTGATGGTATCCGAGCCGGTCACACTGTGGCTATTTAACCGATTGCTGAAGGTGGAATTCTAATGACCATACGCACCAACCAGATTTACCGCGATTATGACAGCAACGGCACGCCACTGCTGAGCATCACCTACGATTGGGATGATGCACTGACACCGGCTCAGGTGACCGCCGTACATGTGACCAACAACGACACCCGCGCACGGACTATCAAGGTGACATCGACCTTCAACGCCAAGGTGTATAGCTTCACCATCCAGCCGGGCGCACAAATCGACCAAGCTGTGCCGAGCAATGTGCAGAATCGGCTGCGTGTGGAAGTGCTGTTGCCATCCGGCAAATTAGACGGACTGGACTGGAATATTAGCTAATGGCGTATACCTATCGCGCAGGGTCGAGCGCTGGTAATTCATCTGGCGGTGACGTATCACCGGGCAAGCCAACCGGAACAGCCGACGGTGATTTGCTGATTGCCCGTGCGTATTTGGAAGACGATACCAACACGTGGGCGACTGTGCCAAGTGGCTGGAGTCTAGCGGGGTCGATTGCCAACACCGGCTCATTTACATTGTGGGTGTATTGGAAGGTTGCCAGCAGCGAGCCAGCATCATGGACATGGACACCGACCACCAACAATTGGCGCACGATTACAGTCGATGCCTACAGTGGCGGTGTGACTCCGGCTGTGGATGTGGTGGGCACCGGTGGGCAGGCGGATGGGGTGGTTAGTACAAGTCAAACCGCACCATCTGTCACCAGTGTTGATGATAATGATTTGATTGCTTTTTCATACGGAAACTTTAGCGGAACCAATCCCACAGTCATTAGCGGCTTTACCACTAATATCCGTACTACATTCGGCGGTGTGGCAGGCGCAGATGCAACCAAGACGCCAGCCGGGGCAACCGGCACCAGTTGGCCAAGTGCTGGTATCGGCAATGAAGATTATGCGGCCATACACATCGCGTTTGCGATTGGCGCGTCATCTACACCCGTGTTGGAACAAGAGGGCTTTCGTTTTCGGAATGACGACGGCAGCGAATCGGCGGCGACATGGCGGCAAACACAGGACACAGATGACAGCGTGGCGGTATCAACCACTATCCGATTGCGGATGCTCATCAATGCCACGAATGACCCGGCAGCCGGACATTACCAGTTGGAATATCGCAAAGTTGGCGACGATACATGGATGGATGTCCAGTAAGGAATACACATGGCTTTTGCATTACCAGATAAAGGCAGTGGCGCGAACGATGTGCAATCCATCGTCTTTAGTGAGTACCTAGAAGCGCTATGGGCAGGGATTGAAGGTATCGACTGTGTACTGGTGGGGTGTGCTGTCACAGCGCAAGGTTCGCCAGACATGACCGTGGCAGTGTCCAAAGGGGCGGTGTTATCCAATGGCACTTTGAGGGCTGTTGCGGCTGGTAATGTGACTATCACAGCGGCAGATGCGACCAATCCGCGCTTAGATTTGGTGGTGGTCGATAGCAGCGGCACAAAGGCAGCACGCGCAGGGACAGCAGCGGCCAATCCAGCACCACCGGCGCGAACCGCTAATGATGTGGTATTGGCGGTGGTGTATGTACCAGCCAATGACACGACCATCAGCACCAACCAGATTAGTGATTTGCGGGTGATGCGGACGCAGGGACCCATTTGCATCTACAAAACGACCACTGCCGAAACCACCAACACGACAGCGGCGGCGATTGAAGCGTTGAACAAGGCCAACAGCGGCGTAACCATACCGGATGGCCTGTTTTTGGCCGGACGCGTGCTGCGGGTACGCATGGGTGGCAATATGCTGCTTAACAGCGGTACACCCACCGTGCGCGTGGTGATTGCTTACGGCGGGACAACTATGTTTAGTGATATTTCGGCGGCGTCTACATTAGATGCTGACCGTAACGCATGGTTTCTTAATTTCGACATTGTGGCACAGGGAAACGCTGACCAATCGCTCAATGGTTATCTGGGCATGGGTATCATCGCCGCCAAGACCGCGCCCACAACGGGCATAGGTGATGCGTGGTCAACGGCTGAAAACATCGGACCGGTGTCCGGCGCAGCAGCAGTGGATAGTAATGCCGCC